TTGCAATATGTGCTTTGGACATTTTCTTGTCGCCCCAAAACTGACCCTCTTTTACGGTTTCGTCTTCATCATCATCTACCTTTTTACCTTTCTTCTTATCAATTGCTTTTTGAAGAGCAGGCGGTAATGTTCCTTCTTCGACATCACATTCGCAAGGTTCTTTACCACAAACATCACAAACTTCCTCTTTAACAGATTCGTCTTGTTTTATGTTCTTAGAAATTGCCTTTCTTTTCTTGTGAAGATACTCATCTGAATCATCAGTATCGCCATCGTTATCGATGTCTTTGTCTTTTCTGTCTTTAAACTTTTTCTTGACTGCCTTGGGTTGAACCTTGTCTAACCCTTCACCATCGTCTGATTTGTCGTTGGTGTTATCTTCAACGACTGGTTCAACTGTTCCGCCTTCTAGAATAGTCCTCATGTCGTCTATTAGTTTTTGAGATAACTCTTGTATACTCATTTGATTTCCCCTTTTTCAAAATAGTTAAACATCTTCTGTTTACCTTGTTCGTTTAGTCTTAATGACTTGGCCAGTCTGCCAAGCATGTTGCGTTCAGTTAGCTTTTCGATGGATTTTTCTACTGACTGAGTTTCTTCAGCGAGTTCTTTCTCTACTTGGTTGAGTTCGGCCTGTAATCTATCTCGTTTCTCTTCAAGTGATTCAAGGTTACCCTCTTCGCCCTCTGCCTGTTCTTCAAATTCTTTCTTGAGTAACTCCTCGATTTCATCTAATTCGTATTGCTCCTCAACAGTTTCAACAGCTGTTTCTTCGGTTACGGCCAAAGTAGGTTTATTAAACCCTCTGACTTCTTCTAATTTTTCCTTCCAAGTTTGTTGTTGTTGTTTATCCATGATATAGTTATTTATATGTTCTCAATCCTTGTGCGTATTGTTATATTAGCTCTTCTTAACTGGTATTGCGTCCTTGTTAGACTTATCTATAGGTTTCTTCTTGCCTTTCATCATCTCTTTTTGTCTAACAACCTTTACCAATCTCTTAGCGAGTTTAGATATCTTCGCTGTCTTCTTATCGAGTATCTTTTCTAACGCTCTCTTTTGACCCATTCCCAAGTCTTTTAAACTCTTACCTCTAAGTATTCTTTTCGCAATCTTGTTTCTGGCCTGTTTTCTGGCCCTCTTCATAAGTTTCTTCGGGTCTAAAATCTTTCTCTTCATCGCTTTCTTTCTAGCAAATGCAATCTTAGCACGATTCTTACGCATCGCTCTTCGTTTTTTCATACGAGTTTGGATAGAATCGACTTCGTTAATCAATTCGTTTTCTATTTCGTCTTCGAATAATTCTTTAAATGTTTTTAACTCGTTCATTTCTTCTCTTTATTCTTTAAATAAGCGGCAATTGCCATCTTCTGTATCTTCTTATCAGTTTTACCTTTAAACTGAGGCGCATCTGATTTTCTAAAATCATCCACATAATCACCTGCATCTGCATTTGGACCTAGTTCTTCTTTCTTTTGTCTCTTAAAACTTTTCCAAAAATCCTTTCTAGCCTTCTTAGATAATCGGCCCCTACCTTCCCAATCAGTGGCTCGGGGACTCAGTCTACTATATTCATTGAATGATATTAGTTTATTCATGATACTATTTATGTTTTTTAGTTAGTAATTGTCTCTGTTTCCATAACAATGCAGTCTTATTGGCAGGAAAAGATGATGCCCAAGTCATTAGTTTTGCGTGTAAAGAGTTTGCTTTCTTATCTAATGATGTGATATCATCGTCATTTGTTATTGCAACAAAGTCTTTCTTAAAGATTCTCTTCATTGCTGTAATGTTCTTTTCTGTCCTTTCCCAATCAGTTTTAACTATTTCAGCTGGTAATTTTCTAGCCCTTTTAGTGTTTCTGGCCTGTGCATTACCTAGTGATGCAGAAACATAAACCATTTTGGATTCATATCCAAGATAGTCTAGTTGGTTCTTATACATTCTTATCTTGCCTGCATCAGCACTTGTTGTATCAAAGATAAGGCCAAGTCTACCATCAATATACATATCTAAACCTCTTTGAGTAATTCTCTTAGCTTTCTTTCTTATGGGGTTTCTTACATCATCGGGTACAATTCTTAAATCTAAAGTTTGGCCTGCCTTCTTTAGGCCTGACTCAAATGCCTTGTCTGTATTAATTGTTTTTAAACCTAGTGATGTGAGTGCCAATTTCTTGACAATTGTTGATTTACCAGAACCTGGACCACCCATTAAGAAGACAGCCTTAAAGATACCTGGATCGTATACACCTTCTCGTATCAAGTCTTCTATCATGTATTCGGGTAGATTGCCTTCCATGATACCCATGCCCTTACGAACATCTTTGTATAGTTTTTCTGCGTATTTCTTATCGGCCGCACCAGCTTTAAATTCTTCGAAGTCTCCCCTCTCGGCAGCAGCACGCATTTTACTTGCACTCATACCTGATACATCGTCTGAATCGGGGTCTCTTTCTCCTGCACTGACTATCTGTATATCATCAAATTTGTAGTAGCCATGTCTTCCGTATCGTGTATTGTATTTCTTAATCAGTGCATCAAATTCTCTGACTCTATCTGAACCAACGACCATGACTATCCTTTTATACCCTTGTTCATATAATGCACCACAGATATCAAATATTGTTCTGGCCGCAACATCTGGTATTCCTACCTTCTTTGCAAAGAACTTTCTGAGGTACCAAACACACTGTTTGTGTGTTAAAGGGTTCTTCTTCTTATCGACTGAATGTGATGTGAACACCATACCGTCGCCTTTGACTTGTTTTGCAATTCTACTAATTCTATCTACTAGTTTTGCGTGACCTGTTGTTGGTGGATTGAAACGACCAAATGAAAACACTGCCGGTTTATTCTTGGCTTCTGATATAAATCTTGTTAGTGTTTTGGCCATTACTTATCCCAATTTTTTGCTACGGTGAAATTATTCAATGAGAACTCCATTCTATCAACTAACTTAACTGCCTTACCATCGTCATCGATTGCGACATATCCTTCTGGATTCACAACTTCAAACCCTTTAGAAGTCTTCTTGAATGTTCCAATACCCTTTACAGTATTTAGTCCCTTGATAATTACATCCTTTGCATTAACCATGTTAGTTTGAAATGTTGTTAATGCGGTTATTAAAAGTTTTAGGCCAACTAGTTCTCTTCTTAATTGCACACCCATTTCTTCTTTCATTTTCTTTGTCTTTTCCATTTTAACTTTTGCAACGACTTTATCTTTCCAATAAGAATCAAAATGTTTTATGTAATCGTTATAAGTTAGGTTGAATTTACCCTTTTTGATTTGTGCGTTCATGTATGTCTTATATGTTGCACCTGCACCTTTGCTTTGTATAGTCTGTTGAACTTTCTTAAACTTAAACAATGCAGGTTTCTTAATCTTATGAAATGATTTACCTGTCTCTTGCAGTGCCTTAGTTAATACGACTGTATCTTTTGCAGTCATCTTTGACTTACCTGCAACACTTTTGTATGTTGCATCATCAACCCATACATCTTTACTGTGTCCTAAAGTAGATATGTCTGCACCAAATGATGCGCCAAGGTCTTCTATAGTTGCACCCTCATAGGTGGTGTGAAATACTATACCATATTTTGCGTTGTCTATAGCTTCGCCTAAGTCTGATTCGATATCAGCGGCATACATGATTGTGTTTGGTTGAAATGTTACATAGTTCACACCATCAATCTCTTGCATCTTCTTATCTTTCTCAGTGAACATCAAGTCACCTTGTAAGATTTTATTCCATGCTAGTTTAGATAGATGGTTGAATGATTCTATGAACTTCTTTTCTAAGTCACCAGATAGTTCTGAGGCCTCTTTTATCTGATGAACTGAGGTGTAGTGTAGTTGTTGTTTGGTGAATAGAGATTTCTTTGCGACAAAGAATTGACCTGTTTCTGGATGTTTTCCGGCCCAAATTGCTGGGGCACCATCCCATTTGACAGTCATATTAACCCCTTTCTTGGAGTTACCTTTCATCATATCTCTGAGAGAACGAAGAAAGTTTATAGAAGCACGACCACCATCAATGCCGTTGTTGATAATTTCGTCTTCTAAATGTTCTAAATGTAAGTTCTTGACTGCCATATTCTAGTATCACTTTTCTCTTAAGGTTCGTGTAATACTAGTATTTATATGTTTTTAGATGTTATGAAAAGTCCACATTGTTTGGATCTTCGGCACCTGGAGTTGGATTGTCGATGATTGCCTGCAAGTGTGCGATATCATTAGTTAAATCTGTAACTTGCGCTACATCAAGAACCCTCGCAGCTGCTCTGGCATCGTCATTCATATTGACAATGTAAGAACTCCAAAAGTCATACATATCACCTGAGGTTGCTGATGTGTTTGCCGCTCTCCAATTCTCTATTGCAGCCTTACCACCACCTGTTCCTGTGTAAGTATGTAATGTAGTATCACCAGATGCATCTCTTGGTGTTTCGCCGACATAATCAGGCGCACCAGACTCAACATAACAATTACCGTCCACAGCATTTTTCTTAATAACTACAGTTTTTGAACTGCAAGAAGGGTCTAACAAATCGGCTCTTAATTGCCATATTGTTTGATTACCAACTAGTCTTGCTTTTTCGTCTGCATAATGTCCCATAGAAATCTCCTATTGATTGTTACTATGGACTATTTAGTTTTTTGCGAGCGGTCTGGAGTGTAATTTTGTCTCTAATTGTTCAATTTTTAGAGCAATAACATCAGCTTTTCTGTTCTCACCATTCTTTTTAAATTCTCTCATGGCGTTTTTGAGTTGAACTTTATAAGTTATCAGTTCAATAACT